CAGGAGGCGGCCCAATGGTGATCCGCCACTACCGCCTGGGGTGGTCCGCCACCACGGCCTGTGGGATCCGGGCCATTGACCACCGCGCCCTGGGGATCACCAGGGATCCGTCCAGGGTGTCCTGTTTGCGGTGTCGGGCGGCCATCCTCCGCATGGCCAGGACGTGGGACGGGGTGGTGTCCCTGGGCCAGGTCAAACCGTGAGGGGTAAAACCGCGTCCACCCGTCAATGGCGGAAACGGCGGGCGTGGTGGGCCGCCCACCTACCGTACCCATGCTCCAGGTGTGGGCGTCCTGTCGAACCTGGCCAGGCCTGGCACCTGGACCACACCACGCCCTGGTCCATGGGTGGACAGGACCATGAGGCCAGGCCCGCCCATGCGGGTTGCAACATGGCCGCCGGTGCCACCCTGGCGCCACTACAGGCCCTCCAGGGGGCGGTGAATGGCGGTAGTGGCACAGGACGCCACAACGGGGTGAATGGGGGCGTAGGGGGCGTCCTGGTGGGGGGCCGAGATTCCGGTTTTTTAGTGGACGATGGACTGTCGGATGCGTCCCGGCCGGAATCTCTCTCCCTCCAGGTCACCCTCCCCGGTTACACTCCACCCGGGCCGGATCAGGCGCCGGTATCGCCGGGTCCGGCCGATCCGGCCTGGATACGCGCCCCGTGGGTCCTGGACCTCCTCCCCATCCCGCCGGACGCCACCTGGCCCCGCCTCATGTCGGCCCCCCACCCTGACGCGGTGGGGACCTACGGCCCCGAGTTGGCCGCCTGGTCCGAGGCCCGAACGGGACTGGCCCTCCGGTGGTGGCAACGCCTGACCGTCTACCGCCTCCTGGAACATGACCGGGAGGGCGCCCTGGTGTGGGCCTGGTGGATCGTTTCGACCGCCCGCCAGGTGGGGAAATCCTGGATGTTGCGTGAACTCCTCCTGTGGCGGATCCACCAGGGGAAACGGTTTGGGGAACCCCAGTTGGTCCTCCACACTGGCAAGGATTTGCCCGTGTGCCGTGAGGTCCAACGGCCCGCCCGGGCCTGGGCCAGGATCCAGCCTGGATACACCGCCCGGGAGGCCAACGGCCTGGAGGAAATCGAACACCCGGACGGGTCCCGCTGGATGATCCGGGGCAAAGGTTCGGTGTACGGCTACTCCGCCTCCCTGGGCGCGGTGGATGAGGCCTGGAAAGTCCAACCCGAGGTGGTGGAGGATGGCCTGGAACCGACGATGGCCGAACGGGCCTCCGCCCAGTTGGGCCTCCTGTCCACGGCCCACCGGATGGCCACCGCCCTGGTCCCCGCCCGCCGGGAGGCGGCCCTGGCCCAGTTGACCGATCCGCGGGACACCCTCCTCCTGGAATGGTCCGCCGAACCGTCCGCGGTCCTGACCGACCGGGACGCCTGGCGCCAGGCGTCCCCGCATTGGACCGCCAGGAGGGAACGCCTGGTGGCGTCCCAACACGAACGGGCGGTGACCGCGGGGCCGTCCGAGGATCCGGACGAACCGGACCCGGTGGAGGCGTTCCGGTCCCAGTGGTTGAACATTTGGGCCACCCGCCAGGTCACCCAGGGACGGGCCGAACCGTTGGTGTCGGCCGAGGCCTGGCGGGACCTGGCCACCCTGGACGGCCCACCGCCTGGCCCCCTGGTCCTGGCGGTGGAGGATAACTACGGGCGGGGCGCGGCGGCCTGTGCGGCCGCCCGCCTCCCGGACGGATCGGCCCTGGTGTGGGGCCGCGTTGTGGCCACCCGGGCGGACGCCTGGGGATGGGCCGAACTCCGCGCGGTAGAACACCCAGGATCACGCCTCCTGTCCGGTCCAGGCCTGGACACCGACCCCGGCGGGGCGGCCATTTCGGTGGCCACCCGTCAGGGGGTCGGTGGCATCCAAACCCGGGCGGGCCTGGCCCTCCTCCGGGAGTTGACCGCCACCGGACGGGTCCACCACGACGGATCCGGGGACATGGCCCAGGTGTCCACGGTCCGGGTTGTCCCCTCCGCCTCGGGTGGCCTCACCCTGGCCGGTGGCGCCCGGGCGGACCTCACCAGGGCCGCCGCCTGGGCGGTCCGGGACCTCCTCCGCGCGGCCGAGGCCGCGCCCGCCCCATTTGTGATCCGTTGACGGGTCCCCATGCGGGCCGCTAGGGTGGCCCAACGCACGATCCGATACCGGGAGGATTGACCATGCGTGAACAGGTGTTACGGGCGTTCCGATCCTCGGACCTACGGGACCTCACCCGCCTGGCCATTGACCAGGGGTGGGACGCGGCCATCACCGGCGGCGGCCACGTTCGGGTGGTGAACCCAACCAACGGGCGGCGGGTGATCCTGTCCGCCTCCTCCGCCGCCAACGCCCACGGCCTGGGGAACGCCCGGGCCGCGTTCCGGCGGGCGGGCCTGGCCCTGGGTGATCGTCCGCAACACGCCCCCCCGATCCCGGAGGAGGTCCCCACCATGACCACGGACACGACGGGCGTTGACGCGGGCCTGGCCCGCAACACCCAACGCCTCCACCCCGAGGCCCGCAAGGCGGGCGGGGCCTACGCCCTGAAAGCCCCCAAACAACCCGTGGCCATCGCGGGCCACCGCGTCCTGATCGGGGAACGGACGGACGGAAACTGGGTGGCCGAAATGGCCTGGCCCGCCATGAAATCGGGCCGCCGCCAGTGGATGTCCGAAAAGGGCCGGGACGTGTTGGTGGCCCGGATCACCCGGGACCTGGAAACCGGCCACCTGTCCCGCCCGGGAGGCCTGGTAGAGGCCGCCCCGGTCCCTGGGGCCGAGGTGATCCCCCCCACCTCGGCCCCGGCCCTCCACCCGTTCGTGGCCGAACGGATCCCGGAGGCGGTGAAGCGTACCAACGGGGCGGCCACCGCGGAGGCGTTCCCCATCGCGTCCGGCCTGGCCGCCCTCCACGCGACGGTGGCCCCCACCCTGGCGGCCCTGGAGGCGGCCGGAAAGGCCGACGCGGCCGCCCTCCTCCGCGGGGAACTGGCCCTGACCCCGGCCGAGGCCGAACTACTCGGCCTGTGGCGCCTGGTGACCCGTGGTGGCGATTGACCACCGCCCCCGCCTGGTCATGGTGGCGTCCCGGCCCCGGCCTGGGCGCCCGTACCAGGCCATAGTCCGCCTGGCCTGGGGAACGGACCTGGAGGGATGGGACGTGGCCGGGTGTCCCCATTCCCACCGAACCGCCCAGGCCGCCCACGCCTGTGGGGATCGGTGGGCGCGGACCGGGCGGCCACCGTTCGGACCGGTCCGCCTGGGCCGTTAGCCGCCCGCCTGGTTGACCGGGGGCGTACTCTCCCGGGGTGGCGGTAGAGAGGTGGGCGGGCGGTCGGGCCTACGCCAACCAACCCTGGAACACGGTGGTGTGGCCGTCCCCAGGGGGTCCCACCGCCCCCGCCTACGCCTGGGATGTCCAGTCCGCCCTCCGGATCCCGTCCGTTGGCCGTGCGGAGGCCATTTACTCGGGCGCCCTCCGCCAATGCGCCCTGGACGCCTGGCGCGGAACGGATCCCCTCCCCCGCCCCCGCCTCCTGGACCGGCCGGACCCCCAGGCCACCCGGTCCTGGTTCGTGGGCGTCCAGGTGGAGGATTACCTACGCCATGGGAACGCCATATCCCTGGTGACCTCCCGGAACGCCGAGGGGTGGCCCGCCACCGTGGCCTGGATCCCCGCCGCCTGGGTCAGTTTCACCTGGACGCCTGGCCGGGGAACCACCCTGTACGTGGGCGCGACGGAACTACCCAGGGCCGATGTGGTCCACGTTCGGCGGGGCGCGGACCGCTACTCACCAGGGCGCGGGGTAGGGGTCATCGAACAGTACCTATCCACCCTGGATCGGGTGGGCCTGGAGGAGGAGTCCGAACGGGCCAACCTGACCGGGGCGGGCGTCCCATCGGTGGCCATCATCGCCCAAAACCCGGCCCTGTCCCAAGGGGAGGCGGACGCTGGAAAGGAAACCTGGATGGCCAAATACGGTGGCCCCGTGAGGGAACCGGCCATCCTCCCGTTTGGTACCCAGGTCATCCCCCTGTCCTGGTCCGCCTCGGACTCCCAAATGGTGGAGGCCCGGAAAATGTCCCTCCAGGACGTGGCCAACGCCTACAACCTGGACGGCTATTGGTTGGGCGCGGAACAGGCGGGCCTCACCTACAAATCCCCAGGACCCCTATTCCTGGCCCTCCTCCGGATCAGCCTGGAACCGGTCATGACCGATTTTGAACAGGCCTGGGCGGACGCCTGGTTACCCCGGGGTCAGGCGGTCCGGTTTGACCGCCTCCAAATCAGCCGGGACACGTTCGCTGAATCCATTGACGCCCTGGCCAAGGCCATTGCGCCCCCGGTTTCGGACCCCACCGTGGTCCCGATCATGTCCACCCAGGAGGCCCGCCTGTACCTGGGCCTCCCGTCCGCGCCTGGGGTCACCACAACGTCCCCCGTGGCCACACAGGAGGCGCCCGCGCCCCAGGAGGTCCCCGCATGAAACCCAACCAGTTGGTGGTGTATGAGGCCGTCCTGGAGGCGCCGGTAGAGGCCGCCGGATATACCGAACTCCGCGGGCGGGCCGTCCCCTATGGCGTGTGGACCAACCGCGGGTGGTTCATGGAATCGGTCCGGGCCGGGGCGTTTGAAAAGTCGATCCAGGAGGCCGGAAACGCCCTCCCGCTACACCTGTTCCATGACTCGGACCGGTTCCCCATCGGGGTGTCCACGGAATGGGAGTCCCGGAAAGACGCCCTGTACGGGGTGTGGCGCCTGGACAAAGGCCCCGAGGCCCAACGGGCCGCCCAGTTGGCGGCGGACGGCCTCCTGGGGTACATGTCGGTGGGCCATGCCCCGATCCGTTCGGAATGGGAACTGGTAGCGGCCGACGATTGGAACCCCGACATGGGGCCGGACCACATGGACAAACTCACCCGGGTGGAGTCCCGCCTGGCGGAGGTGTCCCTACTGACCGTCCCCGCGTTCCCCCAGGCCCAGGTGTTGTCCGTGGCCTCGGCCACCCGGGATCCGGAGTTGGCCAGGCGGCGGAACGTGGTACGCCCGAGCCTCCGGGCCTGGCAGGGTTGGCGGGCCGCCGCGGGGCCGAAATCCACCAGGACTGTGGACGATTGGTGGACGGGGTAGGCCCCCGCCTCCCCCTGTGGCGCACCCTGGGCCGCGCCCTCCGCGCCCGCGTCCGGTACTGGTACCTGGCGGCCCGCGGCCGGTAGACGCACAGGCCCATTTCACGCTGTAAACGCTCGAGCCTAGCCGCCCGCATTTGACGCGCCCCCGACGCTATGGGGGTACCACGTTCGCGCCGTCCGAGGCGCCGGTGATCGCGCCGGACCTTTCCACAGGTCCACCCGGCCACCACCCCGCGGACACCCGGACCACATCGTCCTGGTGATTCCCCGGAGGTTTGATCCAATGCCGAACGCGGTTTTGATCCGCAAGCGTCAGGAACGCGCGGACCAGTTGTCCTTTGTGGACGAACTCCTCACCAAGGTGGAGGCCGACGGCGGCCGGGACCTGGTGGACGCTGAAATCAAAAACCTGGAGGCCGCCCGCCAACGGGTCCAGGAGTTGGACGCCCAAATCGTCCCCCTGGAGGAACACGAAATCATGACCGCCCGCCACCAGGAAACGGCGGGCCTCTACGTCCCCCAGGACCGGCCAGGCCCCGCCCGGGCCATCGGCGCCGGTGGCCAGCCCACGTGGGCCACCGCCGGGGCGTACATCGTTGACCACCTCCGCGCCCGCGGCTATATGTCCGATCCGCGGACCGGCCAACGCCTCCCGGCGGATCCCGAGGCCGCCGCCCGGATCCAGTACGCCCTGGCCAATCAGACCACGGCCGACACCCCGGGCCTCCTCCCTCACATGATCGTTGGCCAGGTGGTCAACCTGATTGACGCCTCCCGGCCGTTTATCACGTCCATTGGCGGCGGGCGGCCCATGGGCGGGATCCCCGGAAAGACATTCGGCCGCCCGAAGATCACCCAACACACCACGGTGGGGACACAGCCCACCGAAAAGGCCGAACTCCCGTCACAGAAAATGGTCATCGGGGAAATCCCGTTCACCAAGGCCACCTATGGGGGCGCGGTGGACGTGTCCCGCCAGGACATTGACTGGTCCAGCCCCGCGGCCTGGGACATCCTGGTCCGGGACCTGGCGGACGTGTACGCCCTCACCACCGAGGGTGTGGCCGCCCAGGGGATGTGGGCCGCGTCGGATGACGTGAACGCGGCCACGGCCGTGGCCACCGCCAACACCCTGGCCGCCTGGTCAACCGCCCTCTACGCGGCGGCGGGCCTGGTGTACGCCCAGGCTAAGAGACTCCCGGACCGGATTTGGTGTTCGGTGGACGTGTGGGGCCTCCTGGGTCCCCTCACGGACCTGTCCGCCAACCCCGGCCAGGCCGGTGACTCCAACCTGGATTCATTCGCCGGAAACCTGTTCCGCCTCCCCCGGATCGTGGTTCCCAACTGGGGGACCGGTCGGTGTGTCATCGGGGCGTCCGGGGCCTATGAGGTGTACGAGGAGGTCATCGGCCTTTTGTCCGCGGTGGAACCGTCCCTCCTGGGTGTGGAGGTCGCCTATGGCGGCTACCTGGCCCACGCGGCCGTGTTCCCCGAGGGGTTGGCCCGGATCACCCCATTTGGCGTGACTCCCACCGCCGCCGAGGCGGAGGGGTCCGACCGGACCGCCAAGGGTGGGTCCAAGTGACCACCGAAACCGGGGACCCCGAGGTGACCACCCCCGAGGCCCCCGCCCCCACCCCGCCGCCGGAACCGGTCCCGCCGGAACCGGCCCCGGACACGGACCCGGCCCCGCCGGAACGGGTCCGCGCCCCCGAGGATGACGACGGGGAGGCCGGATGATTCCGGACCTGGCCGAGGTCCGGGCCTGGATCCAGGTTCCGGCCTCGGCCGTCCCTGACCCCATGCTCCAGGGCGTCCTGGATGCGGAGGTGATCCTCCAGGCGTCCGCCTGTCGGGTGGACGCCACCCTGGGGCCGGACGCGGCCCAGGTCCAGGCCCTATACCGGCGGTGTGGCCGGGAGGTGGCCGCCCGCGGTGTCCCCCTGGGGATGATCGGGGCGGACTCCGAGTACGGACCCGCCCGGATAGCCCGGTGGGATTCCGAGGTGGACCGCCTGGAGGGACCCACCCGCGTCCTGGTGTTCGGATGACCCCGCGCCAGGCCATCGTGGACGCCCTGGCCCAGGTCCCGGGCCTGACCGCCAAACCCACCGTGTCCGGCCCGATCAGTCCCGGGGACGCCTGGCCCGTGTGGCGGTCCACCGTGTGGGCCAACCCGGTCCCAGGCGGCCCGCGGTTCGGGGCCTGGTACGTCTACGTGGCCCTACCAGGCCCCGCCCCGGACGTGACGGTGGCCGAGGCGGACCCCCTGGTGGAAATGGTGGGGGACGCCCTGTGGTTGGTCCCCCTCCGGGTGGTGACCGTCGAACCCTACGCCTGGCCGGTGGCCGAGGGGGTCACCACCCCGGTCCTCCGATACACCGTGGACGATCAGTAGGAGGTTGGATCCATGCCCGCAACCGTAGTGAAACTCGGCCCTGGGGAACTGTCCGTGGGGGACATCGGAACGCCCGTGGATTTCACCTGTCAGGTGACCGCCGCCCAGGTGGAATGGTCCGCGGACGTTGGGGACGATACGGTGGTTTTGTGTGGGGAAACGGTCCCCGGGGAACGGACCTACTCCAGCGTCCTGACCGGAACCCTGTACCAGGACCTCGGCCTGGCGTCGGGGATCGTGGCCTACTCCTGGGACAACAAAGGCGCCCAGGTCCCGTTCACGTTCGTTCCCAATGCCGTGGCCGCCCAACAGGTGACCGGAACCCTAATCATTGACCCCCTGACCGTGGGCGGGGATGAGGCGGGCGCCAACATGACCTCCGATTTTGAATGGGCCATCGTCGGGGATCCGGTCCTAGGGACGGCCACCACCACGGCCCAGGCGGCGGCGGGGTCCAAGGGATCCAAGGCCGAAACGGTGGCCGCGTAGGTGTGCGGCCATGCCAACCCAAGTGACCGTCACCCTGGAGGGATCGGCCAACCTGGCCCGGACACTCGGGGACGCGGGCCGGGACCTGGGGGACCTGACCCCCGCCCACCAGGCGGCGGCGGACAGGGTGGCGGCCCAGGCCCGCGCCAGGGCGCCCAGGAGGTCCGGACGCCTGGCGGCCACGATCAGGGCCACGGCCGATAAAACGGGCGGGACCGTGGCCGTGGGCGTGGTGTACGCGGGGGTCCAGGAATACGGGTGGCCCGCCCGCCGGATCCCGGCCCAGGCCTACCTGATCCCGGCCGGGGAGGCCGCCGCCCCCGGCCTGGCCAATGAGTACGGAACCGAGGTCCAGGACATCCTGGGCCACGTCCGGGGAGTGTGAAATGTCCGAGGTCCGCCTACAAACGCCCCACGTCACCGCCCTGATGGCGGACGGGTCCGTGTTGTCCGTCCAGGTGTTGAACCCCGACTACCTGAACTGGGACCGGACGGCGGCCAAACACAACTGGGCGTCCATGCAAAAAATCCCGTTCACCTGGTTGACGTTCGTTACGTGGTCCGCCCTCCGCCGGACCGGCCAGGTGGAGTCCACCTGGGATCAGTTTTCCGAGGTGGATTGCCTCCAGGTCACCAACACCTCGGGGGATGACACCAACGGAAACGGGGTCACCCAGGTGGTGGACGTGGCCTCCCTGGAACGCCTGGTGGGTCCCCTGGATCCGGAGGCCGAACCCGAAACGGTGGGGCCTACCCCGCCGGGTCACGCGCCCGGATGATCGTTGAACTGGCCCTGGCCACCCAAACCTCCCCGGCCGCCTGGTGGGGGGAGGATGAGGCCACCCTGGCCACCGCCCTAGACGTGTTGGCCATCCAGGCCGAACGCGCCAAGGCCCGCCGCTAGTGGCCGGTTTCGGGGCCGCCGCCGCCGCGGTCCTGGTCCTCAAAATCGTGTCCGATGTCACGGGCGCCCAAAAGGGTTTGTCCGACACGGCCACCGCCGCCCAAAAGGCGGAGGGAATGGTGGGGAACCTGGCGGTACCGGCCGCCGCCGCCGCGGGCGCGGTCCTCCTCCTGGGTAAAAACGCCGCGGACGCGGCCTCCGATGTGGAACAGTCCTTTGGGGCGGTGGAGTCCGTCTACAAAGACAACGCGGACGCGGTAAAACAACTGGCCCGGGACTCCGCCAAGGCCAACGGCCTGTCCTCCGCCGAGTACGCCAACATGGCCGCGGTGATCGGCGCCCAGTTGAAATCCATGGGGACATCCATGGATGACCTGGGACCCAAAACGGACTCCCTAATCAACCTGGGCGCGGACCTGGCGGCCACCTATGGCGGGACCACCTCGGAGGCCGTCACCGCCCTGTCCGCCCTCCTCCGCGGGGAACGGGACCCCATCGAACGGTACGGGGTGTCAATCAAACAGGTGGACGTGGACGCCCGCCTGGCGGCCGACGGGATCCAAACCGCGGAACAGGCCTCCAGGGCCTACGCCAAGGCCTCGGCCGAGGTGGAACGGGACCAAAAGGCCGTGGCCGCCGCCCACGATGCGGTGGCCGCCGCCCACCTCCGAGTAAAGGCGGCCGTGGAGTCCGGGTCACCCGCCCGCATAGAGGCCGCCAAGGCGGCCGAGTCCCACGCCAAGGCCACCGAGGCGGCCGCCAAACAGGAGTTGGCCCTGGATCAGGCCTCGGCCGCCGCCAAGGGATCCGTAACGGGCCTCTCCACCGAACAAATGAAAGCGGCCACGGCCACGGCCACCCTGGCCCTCCTGACCTCCCAAACGGCCGACGCCACCGGCCAGTTTTCGCGGGAGTCCGACACCGCCGCCCACGCCCAACAGGTGGCGGCCGCGGAGTGGACCAACGCCCAGGCGGCCATTGGGGAGGCCCTCCTCCCGGCGGTGATCGCCATTTCCCACGCCCTGTCCGAGTTTTCCAAGTTTGCGACGGAAAACAAAACCCTGGTGTTGGCGTTCGGGGTCGCCATCGGGGTGTTGGCGGGGGCCGTCCTGGCGGTCAATGTCGCGTTCAAACTCTACCGGGCGGGGGTCCTGGCGGCCCAGGCCGCCCAGTGGTTGCTGAACGCGGCCATGTCCGCCAACCCCCTGGGCCTGGTGGTTATCGCCATCCTGGCCGTGGTGGCCGCCCTGGTCCTCCTGTGGACCCATTCGGAAACGTTCCGAAACATCGTCACCGGGGTG